TGAGTGGTACTGGACTGGGTCTTTGGCAGCCTTTGCCCGTGTAGTGTCTCAGAGGATCTCAGAGGACGCACAGTACGAGTGCAGAGTAGTCGCAGAGAAGATTGATCAGCTACTTGTAAACCATGAACCGATCAGCTATAGTTGGTCTTGTTTAACAGGGAGAGTATAAAATGAATGATGAATTAGACGTAACAGATCCAATGGAGGGTGAGGTAAGCGCGGAGCATCTTAAAAAGATGGCTTTAGAGCTGGCTTATGATGAGCTACACTGCCTGAGGTTGTCCGAAGCACACTCAATGCTGCGGGACTTCCTACAAGAAAAGTACGAAGCAATGTCAGTAAGTGCGCTTTCGGGCATGTACGAAGAACGGTTTTGGTACGTGACAGGGAAGAAATAACCATGAGCAGATGCAGAGCCTGTAATAACGTCATGACGGAAACTGAAATGAAACGAAAGGATTCCAGTAGCGGAGACTATACGGACTTGTGCAGCTCTTGTTTGGTGGCGTCCGTTGAAGCATTGCTTGAGATGGACGGATTGGTAACGGACATTGACACAATACAATTACTTGACGAAAGGGAGGTTGACTATATAGCGGAAGATGATATGATGTTTTATGTCCATAAGGACAATGACTTTGAAGATAACTACTAATGGAGTTTGTGTATGAATAATAAGTACATTGCTGAAGGTACAGTGGCCTTTCAATCACTGCGGGAGCATGACAGTTGGCAGGGACAATCCACAGGCAAGTACACCTTGACCTTAGGCTTGCCAGAGGACATTGCAGAGGTTTTACAGACCAACGGTGTTAAGCTGAAGGACTACGAAGGTACGGCACAACGTAAGTTTGTCAGCCAGTACAACGTGCCAATCCTCAACGAAGACGGTTCGGACTTTGAAGGTGACGTTACGCGAGGATCCCATGTGCGCATTGTGTACAGCTTTGGCAAGCCTCACCCCGTACACGGTACGTCAACATACCTTGACCGAGTAAAGGTCTTAAAACTAGCGGATTTTGAGGGTGGTTCAACCCCCGACGAATTCTAAGGAGTATCTTCTCATGTCCGATAACAAGTTTACACGGCATGAGGAGTGTCCAAAGTGCAGTAGCAGGAACAATCTAGCTAGATATTCAGACGGCCATGCTTATTGTTTTAGCACAGGTTGTGGTTACTTTGAACCTGCCACTGACACTGCGGTACAATCTTCCTCATTTACTAATGGAACCTATAAACAGGTGGTGGTAACGGAAATGACAGGAATTATAGCAGCAATACCAGACAGGAGACTGTCTAAAGATACGTGCCAGAAGTACGGTGTGCGCGTAGAGTACGGTCAGAACGGTGAGATAGCAAAGCATCACTACCCTTTCAAAGACGCTAACACAGGTGAGGTTGTATGCACCAAAGTGCGTATAGTCAAGGACAAACAGTTTCTCATTAACGGCAGCTACGGCAGCAACATGGGCTTGTTTGGTCAGGACACTTGCAGAGGTAGAGGCAAGTACATAACGATCACTGAGGGTGAGCTTGACTGCTTGTCAGTGTCCGAGATGTTTGACAGGAAGTGGGACGTAGTGTCTCTACGGACTGGTGCAGCCTCAGCAGCCAAAGAGGTCAAGGAGCAGTTAGAGTTTCTTGAGGGCTATGAGAATGTCGTTCTGTGTTTTGATAACGATAAAGCTGGTGAGATAGCCACAGAGAGCATTAAGGCGCTGTTCAGCCCCAACAAGCTGAAGATCTGTAAGCTACCCATGAAAGACCCCAGCGAGATGCTTGTGGCTAACAAGATCCGAGACTTCACTGCGGCATGGTGGGACGCTAAAGTACACAGACCTGACGGTATTGTGGCAGGATCTGAGACTTGGGATCATCTCATTAACTCACGAAAGGTTAAGTCCATACCGTATCCGTGGGCAGGTCTTAACGAGCTTGTCAAGGGTGTCAGACCCTTTGAGCTTGTCACCATCACCTCAGGCAGTGGCATGGGTAAGTCCCAGCTTGTCAAGGAGGTTGAATACTTCCTGTTTAACGCTACGGAGGACAACATAGGCATCCTAGCCCTTGAGGAATCCTTGTCCCGCACTACGCTAGGTCTTATGTCAATGGCGGCTAACAAGCCACTACACTTAGACGAAGACGCAGACACACTTAGCTTCAAGCCTTACTGGGACAGCACGTTAGGATCCAATAGGTTCTTCATGCTGGATCATTGGGGGTCTACGGGTGAGGACACCTTGATGTCACAAATCCGATACTTAGCTAAAGCTATGGACTGTAAGTGGATCATTTTAGACCATTTATCCATCGTAGTGAGCAGTCAGGAAGGTGGGGACGAACGTAAGAACATAGACGCAATCATGACAAAACTCAGGACTTTGGTTCAGGAGTTAGGCGTAGGTCTGTTCTTAGTCAGCCACCTCAAACGCAGCAGCGGTCAGGCTCATGAGGACGGTGGCAAGATCTCTTTGTCTGAACTCAGAGGGTCACAGGCCATCGCTCAGTTGTCGGACATTGTTCTGGGTCTTGAGAGGGATCAGCAGCATGACGATGAAGCAATAAGAAACACGACCACAGTTAGAGTGCTCAAGAACCGCTATACGGGTCTCACCGGCCCAGCTTGTTACTTGGGTTACGACAAGGTAACGGGTCGTATGTTGGAAACAAACAAACCAGCGGAGGTTATAAACGGTGATTTCTAGTTACGATGACATTATAGAGCGGGTAGTGACAACGCCCATCATGACTAAGGCTCATGAGAAGTCTATGGAGATGGGAACCCTTAGGAACTCAGTAACGAATGGTGCTGGTAATCTTGTGGGGTTTGTGGGTGAAGGTTTAGTGCATGACTATTTGCAGGAGCAAGAGCAGATGTGCGGTTGGACTAACACGTATGACTATGATATAATATTAGAAGGAGATATAACGATTGACGTGAAGTCAAAGCGAACAGGTTTTCCACCCAAGCTTGACTATGAGTGTTCAATCACTGCTTTAAATACTAAACAGAAGTGTGACGTATACGTATTCACTAGGGTACGTAACGACATGACTATAGGATGGATCTTAGGTTTCTTGCCAAAGGCTGAGTACTTTGACAAAGCAACCTTTATGGAGAAGGGAACTGTTGACTCTTCTAATGGATGGAAGGTAAAATCGGACTGTTACAACGTGCCGATTAATGAGCTGAGACCAATACATGAACTTATTAAACAAAACGCTGATACTTGACATTGAGACTGACGGTCTTGACCCCACTAAGATCTGGTGCTGTGCTACCAATCTGTTTGACACTGTGTACGATGCTGAGACATTCAAAGCACAGTTAGCAGCGCATGACGTACAGAGGATTGTAGCTCACAACGGCATAGGGTTTGACTATCCTGTTATGTCTAAACTGTGGGATGTTGATTGGTCTGAGTACGAGCTTATGGATTCGTTAGTCCTGTCAAGACTGGCTAATCCTCCCAGAGAAGCTGGTCACAGCCTACGCCAGTGGGGTGAGCGTTTAGGCTTCCCCAAAGGCGACCATGAGGACTGGTCACAGTTAAGCTGCGAGATGATAAAGTACTGTGAGCAGGACGTAGCAGTCACTGTGCGTGTTCTGGAGTGCTTACAGGACGAGCTGGTAGGATTCAGTGAAGAGTCCGTAAAGCTTGAGCATGACGTTCAGAGGATCATTCAGCAGCAGATTAAGAATGGCTGGTTGATTGACCCTAAACACACTAACGATTTATTAGCCTTACTGAAGGAGAAGAAATATGAATTGGAAGAGACTGTTCAGAGGACTTTTCTACCTCTGCCTGTCTTTGTTAAAGAAGTTACTCCGAAAGTTAAGAAGGACGGTACGCTCTCTGCGGTTGGTCTAAAGTTTCTGGGGGATCAGTCTGAGAATGTGGCTGGCTGGTTTTCTCGTATAGACTATCCCCCTTTTAACTTAGGGTCACGACAGCAGATAGGCAGGTACTTACAGTGGTTCGGTTGGAAGCCTAAGACTTTCACTGAGAAGGGACAACCCATTGTGGACGAATCAGTCTTAGGGACTGTGACGGATATACCTGAAGCAAAACTCATAGCCGAATACCTTATGATCCAGAAGCGTGTAGCGCAAGTACAGAGCTGGTTGGATGCTGTTCAGGATGACGGTAGAGTACATGGTTACGTAAACACTAATGGCGCTGTAACAGGCCGTATGACACACTCAAGCCCTAACATGGCTCAAGTACCTGCGGTCTACTCACCGTATGGTCATGAGTGTAGATCTTGTTGGTCTGCACCTGAGGGTTACAGCATTGTAGGCTGTGACGCTAGTGGTCTTGAGTTACGTATGTTGGCACACTA